GACGGCGCGCGAAGACTCTCGGGAACGGGGCGTTGGCTGTCTCCGCCCATTTTTTGGCGGGAACCAAAAAATGGGGGGGGATCAACACCAATCACCCATTGCCACGTCACATCCGGACGCCATCTTTGAATACCCTATATAACCAACACAACCGACGAATGGCTGAGTTTTTCCCGTCCGGCCTCCGGTGAGGAGCCTCGCGCGGCCGAGAGCGATCCGAACCAGCCCTGGGCGGGTGCCGGAGGTGAGTTTACACACCGCAGTCAAGGGGCAATTCGGGCAGGGCTGGCCGGGCGGAACGGGCAAGTGTCTAAAACCCACGCCCCGCCACAGATAGGGCACCGGGAGGACTATCAAGAGATCTATGACATGGAAGCCTCCGGTCAGTGGGAGCCCCCCCAGCAGTCGATCGCGGAGAGGGAGGACGACTGGTACCGCTCCGTCTGGTGGAGCCATCTGTGTTTTTGTGGGTGCGGTGATCCTAGCTTTCATTTCAGTCTACTTGCTCATCGCAATCAAGGCCCTCGGGGACCTCCTGGAGGTCCTCCTGCGCCACCTGGAGGGCCCGGCCCTCGACCCCTAGGCCAAGGCCCCCCACAAAACCTCGCCCGTTTTCTGCCTCTGCCGGCCCTCCCGCCGGCCCCTGAACGCCAGCCACCACGGCCTGGAGATGGGGATGGTGGGGCCGCCGCGGCCGTCGGTGGCCCGCCCGCAGAGGCCGCGGACGCTGGATGGCGAGAAGAAGATATCGCAGAGGCGCTCGCCGGACTAGAAGAGGCCGAAAGAGGGTAAGGAGACGTTGGGTGGGCCGACGCAGAAGGCGACGGACGTACAGACGCAGACCCTGGGTGAGACGCAGACGCCCCCGACGCAGACGCCTCTTAACCCTAAAACAATGGCAGCCACAGACTAACGTTAGACTGACGGTTAGGGGCATCCTCCCCTTCATGGTCTTCGGACCCAAGCGAACCCAGCGCAACTACACCATGTGGCAGGACACCGTCCCCCCCGAGAAAGAATCCTACGGAGGCAGTTTTGCCACGTACCGATTCAGCATGCAGACCCTGTACGATGAGTACATGAGACTGAGAAACTGGTGGTCCCGCTCCAACACCCACTTAGACCTAGTCAGATACACGGGAGTCTCCTTCAGACTCTACAGGCACACACACCGAGACTACATAGTCAGCTACAGCCTAGAGACCCCCATGGAAAGCAGCATAGCCACCCACATGTCCCTGCACCCCATGCGCCAACTGTTCCAAAGCAAACACCGCACCGTACCCTCCTTCTACACCAAACCCGGGGGCAAACCCTACATCACACTCAAAGCCAGACCCCCTCGCCTCATGAAAACCCAGTGGTACTTTCAACACGATTTTTGCAATGTGGGCCTCATCCTCCTGCGGGCGGCCTGTTGCAACCTGACCAACCCCTGGATGGCTCCTTCCGCCCCCACTCCTTGCCTCACCATTTACGCCATCTCCAACGGCAGCCACGAGCACCTCAGCATAAATGCAGATGACACACACAAACAATACAGACAACACATGCTTCAAAAACTATATAACAATCCTCAACACCTCTACAACAATCACTTTAGACGCCACTGGTCCAAAGTGGCCCCAAAAAAAAATGGAAATCAGCAAACAGAACCCTTTACATGGGAAAAGGTTTTAAAAAATGACACAATACAAACAATTCAAAAAAATATATACCAGGAAAGACTAAAGGAAACACAAGAAGTCAGTACCAAAAGACAACAAGCAGGCTTCAGGGGAAACCACAACGAAGATGAAACATTTAACTACACATGGGGTCTCTACAGCTCCATCCTCCTCAACACTGAGCCAGGCTTCCCAGAACTATCAGTTCCCTACAGCAAAGTCAGATACAACCCCATAGCAGACAGGGGCTCCGGCAACGCCATCTGGATAGAGACCCTCACAAAAGACAATTGCCACTTCAGTTCCCAGTACGAGTGTCTCATCAAAGACGCCCCCCTGTGGCTCTGCCTATACGGCTACTTAGACTGGTGTACCAAGTACAAAAACAACAAAGAAGTCTACCTCAACTACAGAGTAGGCATACGCTGCCCCTACACGGTACCCCAATTATATAGTCATGACACACCCACCAAAGGGTGGATCCCGCTGTCCACGAACTTCATGAATGGCAAAATGCCAGGCGGTAGCACCACCATCCCTCTCAGACTACAAAACAACTGGTACCCCATGATCTATCACCAGGAAGAGATGATAGAGGAACTGGTAGCCTCAGGTCCCTTTGCCCCCCGAGACCACGGACCGGTAGTTACGTCCAGTGACATTACCATAGGCTACAAATTTGGCTTTCGACTGGGCGGTAACTACATCGCCCCAAAACAGGTGGGCGACCCGTGCAAACAACCGGTACACGAACTCCCCGCTCCCGGAGGCGGTGACTACCTTAGAGAAGTACAAGTCACGGACCCGACAAGAGTGGGCCCCCACTACCAGTTCCACCCCTGGGACCTCAGACGTGGCCTCTTTAGCGAAAAGTCTCTTAAAAGAGTCAGAGAAGACTCAGATATTGAGACAGACGTTTGGAGACCTTCAAAATATGCTAAACCAGATCCACCCGCAGAGGGAAGAGGACTCGCCGAGCTCTGTTCCTCAGTCCTCCGGGATCTCCTACAAGAGACCCAACACTCGCAGTCCCCCTTCTCGCAAGCACACCCGAAAACGCCGGAGGAGACGCCGACCGTCGACCTCCAGCGACTCCAGCGAGAGATCCGACAGCAGCAGCAGCAGCAGTCCAATCTCCAGAAGGGCATCAAAAATCTGGTGCTAGAAATGGTCAAGTATCAACGCCACCTAGGCGTCGACCCCTGCCTCAGGTAGGCCCTCAGGCTTATCTCTTCACCCCTAAGAAGCGCAAGCTCCTGCCAGAGACAGACTTCGACCGCCAGACCGAAGTAGAGCTCAGCCAAATCATGAAACGCCCCTGCCGCACCTGCTATCTGCGAGAACAGCCGCACTATCCCTATCTACCCCGAGACCCCCACCACTTCGTGTCCTTTCGCTTGGGCTTCTCCTGCCCCGAATAAACATACGATGCCAGACAAATTTCACTTGAGTGGTGTCTGCTTCTATAAGTCACGTATGGGTAACTGGGGGGCCCCCGCCTTCAACGGACGTCGCCCGGCTGCCGCCGGGCTCCTTCCTCGCTCCCGCCGGTCGCGCCGCGCTTCGCGCGTCACGCCCAGGGCCCGCTCCGTCGTCCCTCCTCCGCGGGCTGGTGATTTATAAGGAACTCCGAGTCGCTGCACCGCCACCAAGGGAGTCACAGGACCGTCTCCCTATCGCCATACTGCGCGACCCTCGATCTGGGGGCCAAAATGGCGTCGAGTGACGTATTTGTCGACGTCATCGGGGCCATTTTGGTTCAAAGGTCAAAGGTCAAAGGTCATCTACGTCACAGGTCATCTATTAACGTCACATCCGCTTCCGGGTTGCCGCCATTTTGTGGTGGCCGCCATTTTGAGTGTAACTTCCTCTTTAATGATTGACAGGTACCCCCCCGCGGCGCAGGGGGGGCGCTACGCGCCCCCCCTTCGGGGGGGCGCGCCCCGCCCCCCCC